CCATGCATGCACCCCCTGTGCCAAGAGGACGCGCTTCGCAACGATGACCTGTTGCACGGGGGTAGCGTAGTCTGCCCGATTGGGGTAGCCCTGGGGTCGGTACGCCAGCCAGGTGCCGGCGGTGAACTGCAACCCACCGTAGAACCCGTTGCCGGTGTTGATGTGCCAGTCTCCGGACGACTCGCACTCGGCCACGCGGTACCATACCTCGGCGATGGTGAACGTCTGGCGGACCAGTGAGCGGGTCGCACGCCGAGCTGCTGTACGACGGCGTGGCCGGACTCGATGCGAGCGGAGCTTGGGAGGTGGTGGAGCGAACTGGTCGACCGTGCCTGCTGGGACGGGTGCAGGTTGCGAGACTGCGGACGGGGCATCTTGGGTGGTCGTAGCGACGTACGTACCTGCGGTCGCGACGCACGCTGTGGCGAGTACGCGGACCAGGTGGTTCCGGTGCAACGGCTTCTCCTCATGCGTTCTCCCCCATCAGGGCGTCCTTGCGTACTGTCCGGATGGTAGCGCGGTCGATCCCCTCCGCACGCATCTTCCGGACCCGAGCTACGGTTACGTCCTCTGACTTCGTCGCACGGATGGACTGCCAGTACACGGGCCTGGTCTGGCCACGGCGGCAGCTGCGGGCGATGCACTGCTCCATGTCCGACGGGAGTTCCGTCTCCTCGAGGAACATGATGCGGTTGCCCGCTTGCAGGTTCACTCCTTCCTTCAGGCGTGCGATGTTCGCGACGATGACAGCACCGGGCGTGGCCTTCCACAGCTCGATGCGGTCGTCGATCTGGCGGTCCGTGTCGTCACCGGTACACCGGACGACAGGTCGGGTGGTGGTCTTGCCGGGGTTGAGTCGCTTCCGCAACGCCTCTGCTACCATCGTAGCGGTGTCGCGGTACCAGCAGTACACGATGGTACGGTCTGCGACCGGTACGTCGTTGTACCAGTCGAACAGCGCTTCTAGCTTCGGGTTGGCCTGTGTCGGCGGGCGCGTGGTGATCTCCCGCAGCTTGTTGTACAGCGCACCGCCGCCGTCCAGGTACTCGTCGTGATCCAAGTCCGGGTGGGCGAGGATGTACTCCTTCTTCGCGCGGCGGATGGTGTCGTACACCGACTTGGGTAGCGTCACCTCGATCGTGGGTAGCTCGATGCTCTCGAGCTGGGACAGCACAGGGTGCTCTGACGTCAGTCGCCTGAGGGCGAACTGGGACACCATCTTCCAGAACCGCTCCTCAAGCCCCTGCTTGAGCTGTCCGACCTCGAGCTCCCAGGGTGTCTGTGTGCAGACGCACCACTGCTCGACGAAGTTCCAGTACGAGGTGAACACCGTCTTGTCCATCAGCTTGAGCAGCGGGAAGATGTCCCCAGGGTCTCGGACCAGCGGGGTACCCGTCAGGAGCCACAGTGGGGTAGTTCGGTTGCGTGCGTCCACGTTCTGCGTGCGCCACAACTCCTTGGTCCAGATGCTGTTGCGCCCCCGGAGCCGGTGAGCCTCGTCGAACGCCATCGCGGACCACTTGCGGCGGTGTAGCTGCTGGTACCGGAGCTTCTTCGGCGCCTTGACCCCGTCCCCGTCGAACGTCGACCAGTTGTTGTACGACGTGAGCACGAAGTGCGTGTTCGCCTCGAACGCTGCAGTGCGGGCGATGAACCCGTCACCGTTGGCTGCTGCGACCGTAGCGTCTTCACCGAACGACGCACGGATCTCGCGGATCCAGTTCGGGATCAGGTACGCCGGTACCGTCAGCAGGATCGGGTGACCGTCCTCATACCGGTCCATGGCTGCGAACAGCGTCGGGTGTGTCTTGCCGTACCCCGGCTCGTCGAACAGGCACGCCCTGTCTCGGTCCCGCAGGTACCGGTGCGCAACCTGCTGCAGGTCGTCGAGGTAGATGGTCACGACGGGTGTACCCGGTCGCACTCGGTCCGCAGGAACGACTTCAGATCGGACGCCTTCACAGTCGCGTAGATGATCCTCGACTCACCCAGTACCGTGGGTGCTGGCCCTTCGCCAGCGATACCGTCAACGAAGATGCGGATACGGACCCTGCGTCCCTTGAACCGGTTGACGACCGTTATCGCACGTTCGAGACCGGGCATGTCAGTGATGTTCATCTGGCCACAGCTCCCTCGCGCGCTTCCGGCCGAGACGAATCAGCTCCGACTCGGACGTTCCCTGCGGCGCCATGTACATGACCGACGACAGCCTCTCCCGGTGCCGGAGCGCTTCTGCGTAGCTGTGCTCCGCCGCATACGCGGACCCGTACATGGTCCCAAGCAGGTGTTCGCGCTTCGGTGTACCAGCGTGGCCGTACGGCAGGACGCACAAGTCGTCTGGACAGAGCGGGTTCACCAGCGTACAGCGTCCGGCGTCCTCTACCACCGCCGTCACCGGCGCTTGTGCTTCTGCGCGACCAGTGCGATCACGACCAGCGATCCGAACGGCACTGTCCACCAGAACAGCGACTCCCAGAACGACACGACGTGCATTGCCCTTCACCTCCGTTGTGGTACGCCCGAATGCGTTCCGAGGGGCCGACGGCTCACGGGGGCAAACCGTCGACCCTTCGCAGCGCACTGAGCGGGTGCAGCTGGCGGTCGCGCCGGTGAGGAATCGAACCCCACTGGACCTGCCCGCGGACTCGTCGCGCAAACCCCATTACTCGAGGGGTCCCGCCAGCTGCACGTCTGTGGCGGCTACTTGGCCTTGCCCTTGGCGGCCGGCTTCTCGGTCTCGTCTGCAGCCGGCTCCGGCGTAGGAGCGGCCACGGGCTCGTCCCGGTAGGCGTCGATGGTGTCGACCGACGTGTGGCGCACCGCCATCGTCTTCGGCTCCGTGAGCCGCTTGCCGCTTGCCAGGACCTCACGTGCCACCTCGAGGTAGCGAGTGCCCAGCTTCTCGATGTGACCGACCACACGGCCCTGGTGGCCCTTGAAGTCGGTCTTGGTCAGCTCGACGAGCGTGTCCTTCGGGAACAGCTCCTCGAGGTTCGGCTGCTCGGGCTTCGCTGGCGCAGCCTGCGCCTCGTCCTGCGTGGTCTCCGTCATTGGAGTACCCTCCTGCTCTGGTTCGGGTTTGCGCCTGTCGCTCACCCTCTACTATGAGTATATGATGCGTCCACGCATCGAATCAAGGGGTTTTGCGTGGAATCTTCGAGGAATTTCCGTCGGGATCCGGACGTGGGGCGTGCTCTTTATGTTGCCCCGTCGCCGATCCTCCCGTATTTTCCGGGAGAATCCCGCGGTTATGCGGTGGGATCTCCCAACCGAGTGCTGCCATCTGCATTCCGGTGTTCCCTCGCGCTGCGGGCCAGGCTTGCAGCCCTGTGCGGAGTGCCATCTCGACTTCAGAGCGCATCGCCACAACGTGAGGCCGGACATTCCACAGCACGATCGTCGCCCGGGCGCTGTCAACGCGCCACTTGGCTGACTGGCGTACGTGTACGTGTGGCTCCTGACAGTGGTCTGAGCACTGCCGTCGGACGTACCCGCGTTCGTCGACGGAGATCTCCACGCCAGTGAGTGCGGCGAGATGATGTAGCAGCCCGAGCCTGCGCGTAGTGACGGACAACCGTGGCTGTGGCTTGTCGTGCCGCAGGGAGACCTCAATGTGCCCTCGAGCGTCGATTACGCCCGCAAACCACTCCACGGGGACCGTCATGCGATCAGCCGTCCGCAGTTCGGGCACGAGACCTCCGGCCGCGCGGCCATCCCGCAGAGGATGACGTGTCGGCACGTGTCGCAGGTGACGTAGTCCGGTTCCCGCTGAAGGCCTGCGAGATCGAAGACGAGGCGTTGCGGCCGACCGTCTGAGTCCTTCACGCTCGTGCAACTTGTGGGATGGACTGGATCTCTCCCCAGCCTGTGCCACGCTCGTCCTGCAGGCGGGTCCACTGGACACGTTCCCCGAACTTGTCCTCGAGGTACGTCCGGGCGTACTCAACGGCGTCCGCGAACGAGCTGCCGCTCACGTCGAGTGCCTCGGTAGACGGATCCTCAGTCTTGTCCCGCGGCCACCACGTGATGTACAGCGTTGCCTCGCCGCGAGTCCTGCGTACGAGATCAAAGGTCGCAGCGGACCCCCGCTTCTTGTTCGGCACCTGCCTCAATCCCTTCCCAGCTCGACACTGTTGATGAACGCTCTCACGCCGTCGAGCGTCCGGTAGTGGCTTGCCTCTACCTTCTGGAGCCTAGGCATCCTCGTCCTCCTCGTCCGGCCATGGGTTCTCCTTGCGCCTGATCTTGGCGATGGCCTCGCCCGTGCCGTGACTGCAGAAGCGCAGGATCCAGCCTGCCGGTGCCTCGTAGGTCATCACCGCGTCGTGACCGTCGACCTTGACTGCCTCGAGCAGACGCTCGATGAACTCGACCTTCAGGTCGCCCAGGTGGATGGCGTCCATGTCAGCTGACCTCCGCTAGAGTTGTGTCCTCCCGGTTGATGTCGACGACGATCGGTACGCGAACCTTCATGGCACCATCCTCCCGTCGATTCGGAGCGGGCGTTGCTTCTGCGGGATCGGCTCCGGCAACTTGACGTGCGGGTGCTCTTGCCGGAAGTGGTCCCGGAACCCCATGAGGGGTACGTCCTGGTTGCACAGGGTGCAGTACCCGTTCCCGCGTTGGGTCATCTGTCAACGTCCTCTCGGATCGGTACGACACGGACCCAAGCGTCGACGCCGTGCTCGCCGGGTTCCCAGACCTTCCACGAGCGGTTACCCCAACGCCGCCATTGGACGTGCCCCCAGTGTACCGAGAGCCGGCGAGCGTGAGCCTCCGCCAAGTCGCACGCTTCTGGTTCGCCCAGGCGCGCTAGCTCCAGCGTCTCTGTCTCCTCCCAGGAGCCGTCGTTCGCCTTGGCCTCGACGACCACGTTGTAGAAGGTGCCAGTCATCGTTGCTCCTCTACCGGGCGCCACTGGCACTCCGTCGCGAGGACGAACCTGGGTGTCTCACCTTCGTGACCGATCCGGAAGATCATCACCCCTGGCTCCTCTGCGTCGTCCCGGACACACGTTCCGGGCACCCTGTGCGACGTGTCGTAGTGGAACACGACCTCGACAGACGCGTGGAGGTACTGTCCCTGAGCTGGGAACGTGTCGTGCGTGAGGGTTGGGTGACTGCCCATCAGCGGATGGCTCCCTTTGACTGACCGAACCGAGTGTGACCCAGGTCTGCACGGTCTCCGGCCTCCCGGCCTGCTCTGCGACCGTGGCGTGACCCGATACCGTCGAGTGACCCGCGGGTGGTCTGACCTTCCCACTGCTCAGCGTACGCGCGGTCTACCGCCGAGCCCTTGTCCACCAGCGCCGGGAGCAGTGAGCCACCGAACGCCTCCACAGCCTCGGTCTGGGTACGTTCGTGTGCCTCCCGCAGGCGCGTGGTCACCCGGTCGAAGTACCCGTACACGAACGCGCGTCGGAACTCCGTCACCTCGACGTGTGCAGGCTTGGTCGCCTTCAGCATCTCGTTGGTGCACTGGACCGACAGGGACGTGAACGTCAACTGCAGCCGTTCCACGTCGTGCTCGTACCCGGTGATCCACACCGACTGCCCAAGTACCACCCGGCGGTTGGATCCTGGCTTGAACTGCTTGGACCCCATCACCACTCGGCACTGGTGCAGGAACGACAGCCAGTGGATCCCCTGGATCTTCACGTCCGCGTGCGGTGCTGGCACGTCGACCTTGACGGTCACGATCTCCCCGAGAGACTTGAGCTTGCCCTGTGCTACCAGCTGCAGCTCGTCGATGGCGTACTTGGTCATCAGCTCCTGCGCTTTGGCCATGTACGCGTCGGCCTCGGCTGGGTGCGTTGTACTCTCCGCCTTCGCTAGTAGCGCTTGGATGCGCTCTGCCTGCTTGGCCTGGTCGTCGGTCACTGGACCGTCTCCTTCGTCTTGCGGTAGGCAGTCACCGCTTGCTCCGCAACGAAGCACCACGCGAGCTGTGACTCCAGTGCGAGGTCCTCCCACCGTTGCATCGACCCGTACCGCGACTCGACCTCGTTGTACGCTTCGAACGCGGCCTTGCCTGCTGCCGGGATCTGCGGTTCCTCGTAGTGGTCCTGCAGTGTCGGCATGTTGCCCTCCTCCGGTTCGCTTGTTGCCCGATGTGATAAGTATAAGGTGGGAACCCAGGAGGAATCAAGTGGGGTCCGGAAATTCCCGGGAGGAATTTTTGCCGACGGCTAGCTCGCGTCGGCGACTGAGGCAAACGGCGCGTACGCGTACTCGCCGTCCCGCATCACGATCTCACCAGCTTCGAACGCGAGCTGGAAGCACGCTGGGCCCAGACCCAGCTTGACCGAGTCGTCGTTCCACAGGGGTAGGCCACACTTGAGGCACTGCGCCTTGACCTCGCGCTTCTCGAACGCCTCGCGCATCCTCTCCCGCGTCTCTGGGCGGGTAGCTACCCCCTGCCGTGGGTGGGTGTGCGTGGACCAGTACTCGCGCATCTTCTCGGACTGGATGGCCTTCTGCTCCGGGGTCCAGGCCCGGCCCTTGCGCGGCGGTGGAGCACAACGGTCCCAGATGCAGTCCGGGCAGTGTGGGGGAGCGTAGTGTGCCACGTGATCTGGCCCGGGACGTTGGCACCAGTACCCGTCGCGGCAGATCTGCCGGCGACCGTTGTCCCGGAGCTCTTGGGGTGGGATGGTCGCCCGTCCACAGCAGTCACAGACGGTGTACCCGACACTCTCGAACGCTCGACCGTGTCTCCGCTCACGGTTGGGTGGCATTGGCGTGCTCCTCACTGCAGTAGGCTCCCGGCTGTGCCGAGCCGTTGACTACGCGGACGAAGGCGTTCCTGCCCCGCACCCAAGTCTCGCACTCCTCATGGAAGCACTCAGCCCACCCACCGAGGATCATCGGGTTGACCTGAGCGTCGCGTGGCGTGAGGCGCTTGATCTCCGCCAGGTACGCTTGCCTCAGCGGCTGGACTGTGAACATGGGTCTCCTCCGGCTTCCGGTGCTTTTGCCCGATGAGGAAAGTATATGATGCAACCCACGGACGAATCAAGTGGATCGAGGAAACTCCTTCGGCGGCCGGAACTCGTCCTGCTGCATCCATGCGGGTAAGGAGTGAAGAACAGCTGCCGCCTTCGCTCTCAGCCCTGGGTCGTCGGTTGTGCGGTAGACGTGTCGCGCGCACGTCACGGCAGCGTACAACACCCCTGCAGGTACCGGAATCATGGTGCCGACGGTCAGCATCCCGGACAACCCGTGTAGTGTCCGCAGCCTGGGCCCTCAGGGTCGCAGCTACAGTGGCACCTTGCACAGTGCTGCTCGCTGTTGGGGTTCCCAAGCTGGTAGTCGTGCGCGGGCCGAAGCCGAATCCAACAGTTGTACGCGTGGTTGAGGTGGCCGTCCGGCATGACGGAGATCGTCTCCGCGAGCATGTCGATCATACCCGCCAACGCGTTTATCGCTGCGGAGAGTTTGCCGTGTAGGTCCGCGACCGTTGCGCCGTTGAACGGGCGGCCGTCAGCTTCGCGTACGTCGTTCTCGACGTCTGCCTTGAGAACTTCGACCGTCGCGTGGATCCGTGACAGCAACTGTTGCCTGGTCTCGAGCCCGAGTCGTTTACTCGTTGCGTCGGCCATAGTGCTCCTCCTCGTCGGTGAGTGTGTTGCCCTTCCAGGACGCGTGGTCGTTCGCATTCTCGATGGCTCGGCTCACGCAGTTGTCGCACACGCAGTTCCAGAATGCGGGACCCCAGCGCTTGACGAACACGTCGATCACCTCCCGCCGGAGCATCGGCACCTGCAGGCAGTGTACTGCTCTCTCTGCAGCTGCGGCGGTCTCGTACGTTCGCCCACACTCCCGGCAGTTAGCCCTGGGCACGGGGTTCCTCCTTCGGCTCCGGTTCCGGCACTGGCCACAGGGTGCAGTCGTCCGTGCACAAGCGGTCGTAACGGTGGACGTGGATGAGAGTCCGCTCTCTGGACTGGTGGAACCGGACCTCCGCTTCTTGCTGGAACACGGACCGGTCGATGACGCCGGGGATGGCGTACACTTCGCGCTGGAAGGTCATGCGGTAGTAGTCTCCGGGTTCTCTCCGCGACACCATGCACACAGGTGTCGGAACTCCTCTTCGGTGCCCACCAGGACCAGTTCCCGGCGGACCTTGGGCTTACGCTCTCTGCAACCCTCGCACATCCGCCACCCAGAGGTGTCGACTCGGAAGTCGTCCGGCGCGTCGAAGTCCCGCCCGCGCAGCGGCCGAGGGGTTGGCTGGGGGTCACACTCGCACGGGTCTCGGTTGACGCCGCACGGTGGGCACCAGAACTGCACGACCCCGTTCACCGTTCGCGTCTGCTTGGACACGAACTGGTGGTGGCAGGGGTGCAGCAGGAACCCCTCTGACACCTGCGCGCTCACGCTGACACCGCCTGGTGGATCTCGCCCTTGCAGTGGCACACCACTGCTCGGTCTGTCCCTGGTCTCAAGCTCCCGGGGCAGTGTTGACAGCGCCTCTGCTTGCAGAACCCACACACGTACGCGTGGCACACGCACACGCACATCGTGTCCCTGCAAGCTCCGTGGAGTCCGCCCTTGCACCTCTCAGTGGTGTACGGCACCGCAGTACCTCTCCTCTCCGTAGGTCCCGGGGGCGTGGTTACGCCACCAGTTGCACTGCCGGTCCTGCCCTTGCTGGAACGCGATCACCAGCGCCACTAGCGCCAGGGCCAACACCCCTGTGATCAGCGCTACTCGCCTCACGCTTCACCCCGAGCACGCCTGGAGTCGAAGTCCTGTGGTTGGTGTGTGAACCCTCCGCGGGAGAACATCCATGCGATGTACAGCTGCATCAGCCAGCACCTCCACTGGAGAAACTCCACCCCGTTCACGGGTGCAGCCAGCGTGCGTCTGGTGCTGCGCCTGCAGGAACCTTGATGTGCTGACCGTGAAGCACGTCCACCGTTGCGTGAACGTCGTACCCTAGCTCCCGCAGGTCGTCGTCGATCAGCGCTGCTTCGTGTGCGCGTTCGATGGCTGCTTCGAGGTCCCACTTGAGCGGTGTGACGATGGCCAACCACTCGTCCTTCGTCTGCTGCATGCTCCAGAACACCTCCTGGCCTGCGGCTGGGCCTACCTCTGCGACGTATGCTGCAACCTCCGCACACCGCTCCTCGCTCCAGAAGCGGTCGACCCGCGCGAGGTACTCGTCCCGATCCATGGTCTGCCTCTACCTCCGGTCTGTTGTGCCCGATAGGTAAAGTATAAGGTAGAACCCACTGGGTTTCAAGTGGATCCCGCAACCAATTTACGCGTCGATCGGTCCCACGCCAACAGTTTTGTGTTGCCCCGACGTCGATCACGGCGTATTCTCGATGCGGGGGACTCTCGGTCGTTGTGCACGTACCCACCCGTCGGGCCCCTTGGCGAGGTACCGCTTGATGCGGTTACTCACCGCTGGCTGGGTGAACCCGACTACCCGCCCGATGTGCCCCTGGGACACCCCAGCGCGGTACAGCTCCACCAGGTACTCGTCGAACCCGCCCAGCGCCTCGTGCATGGCGTTGTACCGCTGCACTAGCTCCCGCTCCTCGTCCGGGGTCAGGGGACGGATCTCGTGTCGGTGACCTTCGATGGCGCGGTGGTCGGTGTCACGGGGCACGTTCGGTAACCTCCCGGGTCAGCGTGTCGATGTTCACGACGATGTCGTGGTGCGGTTTGTGGTGAGTCAGCTTGCACCCGCACAGCCGGTACTCGAAGCACCAGGGGTCGGCTGGCATGCCGGTACGGCAGCAGGCAGACCAGTCACACCACTTCCCCCGGGGTGTAGCACGTTTGAAACCGTGGTTTATCCTCGGGATCCGGAAGGATCCGCGGACCGGCAACATCTTTAGCACACGCCAAATCACCCGGTTCTCCCGTCAAGGGTATCCCGGGGTGGCTGGGGTCGACGGAACATGTACCCAAGCTCGAGGTTCAGTCGGAACCCGTGTCGCTCGTACCACGCGCGGAGAGCATCGTAGTCGAGACCGTCGGATGGAGCGGGTTCCAGTGCGAGCACTACCCCATCCCGATCGGCGTCCTCGAGGATCTGCTTGAGGAGTGTGGAGCCGAGGCCCTGTCCCCGGTGCCGGTGCGGTACATTGATGCGGGTGATGGTCCACGCGAACGTGAGTTCCCCAGGTGCGACCAGATCGGCGATGGACCGCGTCTCCCGGTCCACGTAGCACGTCTTCATGGGCGTACCAGCGGCACGTCGTCCTGCGGGTGCCAGCTACGGATGTCCGTGCCACCGTCCTGCTCGTACCGCACCAGGGCCATCATGTACCGTTGGTACGGCGAAGTGCTGCGGTGTTCCCACGTCCGTTCGACCGTGTACACCACACCGTCGTCTACTCGGAGCTGGTCCCCGGGCTGGATGTCCTTGGCCTTCACCCCCGCACCACCTTGGCGTAGACACCGTACAACAGGCCGGTGTCCTTCACGTTGTGCGTCTCGACCTTGACGCCCATCCTCCGTGCGGCGTTGTAGATCCGCGCGCGGGCGTTGGGGTGGAAGTACGTCACCTCCCCGCGCTCCGCCAGCTGCCCCACGATCCATACCGTGTATGACGCCACGTTCGGAGGAAGGACCGCCTGCGCAGCGAGAGTGACCCTGGGCCTGTGGGTGAGGTTACTCCCCTCCTGCGGCTCGTACCGATGGGCGTACGTCCGGTGCTCGTCTACCTCGTCTTCGGTCCCGTCGAACCCACAGTCCGGGTAGGGACACCACCGGCGATCTTGTGCAGTTCGTCTCACGACCTCACCTCCGGGAGAGCGGTTGGGCGCAGGTGCCCTGCTGCTGCAGCGAGCCACTCCGGTGTCTCGGCGTCCATTGCACAGGGGTGGCGCAGCATCGTCGCTGCCTGCCAGCAGTCCTCGGCGAGCTGCTTGTCGCAGTCGTGCAACATCACTCCCCCTCGTCCTCGGACCGCTGCTCCGGCAGCTCGATCACGTCAGTGACGAGTGTGCCCCGCTCCCAGCACTTCTTGCACGTGCGTGCGTGCTCTCGCAGGTGCCACTCGTACCCTCGGTGCACCTCACCGCAAGGTGTGACGAACTCCGGCAGCGGCTGTCCCGCCGGGCCTTCGTTCTCCTCCGACTCTGCCACCGTCGGCAGCAGGTCTCGGATGTCCGCCAGCAGCGTTCGCAGGTCGTCCTTCGTCGCCCGCGGCTGCTGCAGGACCTCCTCGATCCGGCCCTGCAGCTCCTCGACCATCGACATGTCGGTCACGCCCTCTCGTACCGACCGGTTGCCCGGGCGGCCGTCTCGTTCCACGGAAGTCCGTTGTGGCGTGCGCACTCCTCGCCGTACCCCAGCGCTCGGCTGATCGGGTTGGTCAGTGGACCGTCGTGGTACCCGCACCACCCAACCTGCAACCCGAACTCCGTCCGGCTCTCGTTGACCCCCATGGCCACGATCTTGCGTGCGATGGCAGCGGCCACCTGGAGCGTGATCCGCTCCTTGACAAGACCGTCACCTCCGGCGACCAGCTGGTCCAGGTACGTGATGCCCTTCTGGTCACCGTGCCAGGCACTCCAGAACGACCAGTGACCCTCCTCCGTCCGAACGGCGTACCTTCCCGTTGGGATCGAGTTGAGGATGGCCATCCCCTCGTTGTCCTTCGGCTGGCGCGTGATCACGTCGGCCCTGAGGCAGTTGAGGATCCCCCGGATCATTCCGACCGACAGGTCCTTCCCCTTGGCCCGGTGTGCAACCATGTCGTCCAGGTACGAGAAGCGCTCGCGCTGCTCCTCTCGGACTGCGGACTGGTAACCGTCCAGGTACGCCAGTGCGCCCTGTGCCAGCGTGACGTCCTCGTACACGTCTGTGTCGACGAACTTCCGTCCCCGTGCTGCAGCCACCTCCTCTGCGTGCTGCAGCGGTGTGCTCTCCATCGTCTGCATTGCCCTTCCTCCTCCGGTGTGCGACGGCGCTCTGCCGTTCGCTTGTGCCCTATGTGATAAGTATAAGGTGGGATCCACCGTGGTTTCAAGTGGGATCCGAAAATTCCCCACGGTAAATTTACGCAGCGATCGGTTTTGCGGTGTGCACTTTATGTTGCCGCGACACGGATCCTCCCGTATTTTGGTTGGGGAATCCCGGAGTTACGTCAGTGCTTCCCGCGGCGGTGCGGTTTTCACCCGGTAAGTGACGCGCTTCTCGCACAGAATGTCCCGGGTTCCCGGCTTCACGTGTGCCCTTCCCCGGTTGATCATGCCGTCGTGGTCGTCAAGGCAGATGACAAGTGCGTCGATTGCACCCTCGTGCAGGGTGAACTCGCGGATACCCTTGTCCTTGAGTCCCTCGGCTACTAACCACGCGTTGAACTCGTCCCACAACCCGAGGCGTGGGAGGTCGCGTAGGTACCTGTCGACGTCGATCCAGTGGCTCATGCGACCTTCCGGAGCACGGTGGCTACCCACTTGCCGTGAGGGCGGTTCCACCAGTAGTCCTCGACAGACCACTTGAGGACGGTGTCCCACGTGACCGTGTGTAGGTCCTGAGGCATGTTGACTGCTGTCCTCAACCCGATGCTCTTCGCCCACACGAGCGGTGAACTGAGGCGACGTTCTTCAGGGGTAGTGCGTGGCACTAGGCGCCTGGGGCCAGGATTGGCAACGTCCACACCGGATCGTTCGCCGGTGGGTGCTTCACGTCAGCTAGCGTGTACCCCATCGAGGTGAGGACGGACATGGACGGGATGTGGTCCAGGTGACCACCTGTCCACGCGTAGATCGCCTTCTCGCCGGGCTTCTGGATCAGGACCATTTTGTCCTCCAACGGGATCGGATGGGGTGTGGGGTTCGGGATGGGTGTTGGCTTGGCTGGGAGAACGACGGTGTCGAAACCGTGGCCGTTGTACGAGTAGACGCTCCCGGTGAGCTTGAACGCGGCGATCCACTCCCAGGACAGGATGGCCCGTCCCTGGCATCCCCACAGCAGGCCCCAGCTGTTCTGCACGATGAGCCCGAGGGGTGTGTACCCTACGCCGGTGATGTCGTGAGACTCGAGCGGTTGGTCACCGTCGATCGGGTAGACGACAGGCAGCGAGGACTGCATGTACTCGACACCGAGGAACGCCTTGCTGTACGCCGGAACGGTGAACTCGATCACCGCGTTCTCGATGAGTGCTTCCTTCAGCGCCTCGGGCGACTGGTCGGTCGAGGTTGCTCCGTGCTTGGACCAGTAGTCGCTCGGGGCGAACTCGAACCGGTACCGACTGCCAGCGACGATGCCGTCCATGTAGAACGCACTGCTCGTCGTGTCCCAGGTGACGTCTGTGCCCTGGTACGTCTGGATGACACCATCCCAGACCCTGCGGTACGCACTGAGTAGTGTCGCACGCGTCTCCAGCACGCAGTCCGGGGTCTGTCGCTGGTTGAGCACGTCCAACGGCGCGTAGTGCTCGTTGAAGTCGTAGCTGTCGGGTAGGGTCATTCCGGTCTCCTCACGTCACTCGGTCGAACACGTAGCGTACTGCGTCGGCACCTTTGCGAGTCAAGGCTATCCCTTCTGCGTCGAGGAACCGGTCGAGCTGACCGAGCTTGATGCTCAACCCACGGGGGCTGGGCACGCGTTTGCGGAACTCGTCCCCGCCAGGGAACACGCTGAGTTCCAGGTGCAGTTGGGCTGGGGTAACCTCCCGCCCACGGTTGGCAGCCTTCTCCAGCCACTGGAGGAGCACGTACATCATCGGGTCCTCCTCGATGGCCTCCTTGGCTTGGTTGCCCTTGACGAACCGCAGCAGCGGCTCCAGGTCGAACCCCTTCAACTGCGAGGTCACGCTCAGGAGGGCAGCGAAGTCTGCCTGGCGGAAGTTCCCCTCGAACCTGGGGATGCCGTGGTTACGGATCCACCGCAAGATGGCGTTGATGTCCTCGAGCAGCTCACCCCACAGCTCCCCACGCCGGTTCTGGATCCGCTCGGTGATCTCCCGTTCGTTGACCAGCTTCGCAGCGAATGGCTGGACACGGATGGGGATGACCCGCTCCGCAACGTCGTCACGCATGAACCGGGGCGTGCGCGCGGTGAGGCCGATGAAGCAGCTGACGGTGTACGTCATCACGATGTTGTCGGTGTACAGCTTCCGGCGGGTGAACGTGTAGCTGGTGCTGGTCATGGCCAGCTTGTCTGGCAGCCAGGGCTTCCAGGAGTCGACGTTGTCGTAGAACAGCAGGTCGTTGACCGCCACCTGCAGGTTGAACTCCTCGTCCTCCTGCGGCAGGTCGTGGGCACCCATATGCTTGCCCTGGAGCACCTGTGCAATCCCCTTGAACACCGACGTCTTGCCAGACCCCGCCTCCCCATGGAGGAACAGGATGGGTTTGACGGGCATCAGTTCGCGGAAGAACTGCGACAGGACCCACGTACGGATGATGTGGTGGATCTGTCTCGGCTGCAGCCCCTCGGTCACCAGGTTCGCACACGAGAACACGAGTTCCTCCCACGGTCGGGTGGTCTTCGGCGTCTCGTACTTCCAGGGCAGGGCTCCAGGCGGGTTGACGAAGAAGATGCCGTCGTGACCGTTCTGCAGGAGGGTGACGTCCTTGCCGTCCAGGCGGTACATGTGGTTGTCGAAGCGGTTCACGTACACGGCGTTGTTCGCGATGTCGTAGTGGGCTGTCCGGTACACTTTCACAGGGGTGTCGTCCTGGCACCGGGACATGACGTGCTCGAACAGCTGGAGGTACTCCGCCCCGCCGGCGTTGATCGCGTACCGGTCCAGGAGCAGCTTGCGGAACGGAGGTGCGGTCTTGTCCACCTGGTGGAGACACGTCTCCTCCTGGTCGAGGTAGTAGTACTCGACGGGGTTCTCCGTCTGCATGAACAGCCCGTGCTTGGCCATGTCGTCGGTCAACAGCTTGCCGAGCTTGTGCACCTTGTCGGCGTTGGTGCCCTTCTCCTGGCGGGTCGCTTGCATCATGTCGATGATGCCACGGTCTTTCTGTCCCGCCTCGGACTGGTTGTACCCGGAGAGGATGTCCCGCCACAGGGACTGTTCACCGTTGTACCGCTGCTCTGCGAACTTGTCGTTCGGGGTACCCTTGATGAGGAGGAACGCCTCCTCCCGGCTGAACCCCAGGCGGTAACACTCGTGGTACATCCACCACAGGGCGCTGCTGCGGTCTGGTTGCTTCCGCTCGAGCATGGTCAACAGCTTGACGGTCATCTTCTCCCGCAGCTGGTTGAACACGTACTCTCGCGGCACATCTGACTGGGGTATCGCTGTGGCGTCGACATCCACGTCTAGCAACAGCTGTGGGTGGTCGGGTAGCTTCGCGAAGTCGTCCAGCGAGTACCGGCGGTCGGCATCCAGGTGGACCATCTTGACGATCCACGGCGGTGTGTGCTTCGCGTTGACACCCGCAGGCAGCCGGAGGAGCTGGTTCCCGTCCCACCCAGAGTGGTCGCTGCCGAACGAGTACGCTAGCCGCCGGTTGTGGTACTCGAGGTTGACCAGCGTGACTGGGTTGTCGAGGAGCCAGTAGCAGTGGAACCGACCCTCGGACGTCTGCACGACCACGCTAGGCTGCGGGGCTAGGTCGTACGGGTTCACCTCGGTGTCGAAGTCGACCCACAGGCACCCGGACTCGAGGATCGCGTCCTTCTGTCGACCCTGCTTGCTCAGCAGCGCTGGGACGAGGTACCACTCCTGAGTCCAGTCCAACTCCCCCAGGTCCGGGGCTTGGCCATCCCGTACTGCGTAGTACGCGGTCCGCATGTTCTGCCAGTCGGACTCGTGCCCCTCCCTGCCCGTTGACGTCACCGGCACCTGAATCACCGCCAGGTACCCGTTGGAGGTTGCCTTGAAGAGGGCACTGAGGAACTGCTGGACGGCTAGGGCTTCGGGACTGGTTGCCACCGGGGCTACGCTCCTGTGTACGTTCGGATTCGACGGATGAGATGCGGGTCTTCCTGGCGAAGGAGAGCACCATGGGTGTCGCAAAGGTCACTCATGGACTCCAGGGACTTGTACGACGCCTCGGCGACGTCAATGACAGTGTCCGGGAGCTCCCACACCACAGTCAAGCTGGCCACCCCTGTGCAACGTGCGAACCCGTCGTCACCTCCGATAGCCCACCAGCAACACCGGCCATCGGGCATGGGTGACCCAGGCATCAAGGTGCCATCCGGTTCGACTAGCCGCTGGTCACACAGCACGTTCACGTGACGCTCACCAGGGTCATGTCGGGGTGGAGGCTCCGCAACGCATCCACGAGGGCCCGTGCTGCCTCATGGTCATCGCACAGGGTGGTCCTCTGGACTCGTTCGGTTTCGACGGTCGGACGCTTGCCGATGTGGTGGGTGACACGCTCTTCGGTTACCTCGTACACTACGGTGACACTCATGATGGCATCCCATGCCCCACGGAGTTCGTACGCCAGTCCCGCCGGTAGATGGTGTTCCAACGATCCCACACTGCTGGTCCGAGGTTGATGCCGTACCGTGAAGCCACCTCCGCAAGGAGGATGAACACGTCGCCAATCTCCTTCTGCATCTCCGCCAGCCACTCGTCCGGGGTGCCACGAATCCCCTGGTAGTGCTTGACCGCGCAGCGGGACAACTCACCGACCTCTTCCGTAAGGGCTAGTGCAACCAGCGTGGGTGGGCAAGCGTCGTTGTCACCGAAGTTGTGCACGTGCCACTCATGGATGTCCTTCTGGTACTCCCCAAGGGACTGCATTGACCAGCCTGGCGGTGGGATGTCTGCGTCGGTCATCATCACTTGTCCTCTAGGTCGCGGATGTCATCAGGTATGACCCCGGTGTGTTCGTTCCACCAGGCTGCCATGCGTTGCACTACGTCTGCCTGCTCGTTGTCCACGTGCATGACCCGGACCTCACTGGGAGTGTCCTCGTCCAAGGTGCGGGTGTAGATGGTGACCTGGTGACCACCTTGCACAGGGGCAGCGAACGTGATGGCCACGTTTACCGGGAAACCGCCGTCACCCTTCTCGTCAGCCTCGCGGAGGATCCGCATGGCAGCAGCCTGGGCTTTGACCACCAGGGCCACGCGCAGCATGGCCATTCCCATCTCGTGGGCTGCCTTGTCCAGCGGTGACTCATCAGGGGGCATACGGTTCCTCCAGGTCAGGCTGGGACTTGTCCCAGTGGGTTAGGCGACGTCTGTACCGGGTCTGCTGTTCTCGATGCCGAGGGTCTTGTTCCAGGCGCAGGAGGTACGTCATCGAGTGATTCGCGGCCGAGCGCTCATCTTCATCGAAGCCACCCCAGATACCGTAGGCAATCCTCGCCTCGCAAGCTTCAGCCAGGCACGCTAGGCGGATGGGGCATGCCAGGCAAACAAGCTTGGCCTGCTCCCGTTCGAAGGTGTTCTTCGGTGCAAAGAACGCGTCTTGGTCCTCCAAGGGTAGCGCCACGCAGGCAGCATCTTGCCACTGCTCAACCCACGTGCTGAGAAGGTGTGTGCGGCTACCTCTCACGCATTCGCTCCCCGTGTTTTTGCACCACAACGTCTAGTATATGTGGAAGGGGTGTGGGGCTTCAAGCGATACCTGGGGGTTTCGCAAACTGGATTTGCGACCTGTAGAGCACGTGGGGAATTACTGGTCTACGTATAGCCAGGACTAGTGGTTTTTGTGCCCAGTATCCCTTATGCAAGAAGGTGCTGCGTTCCCCTGGAAATGGAGTCACGCAATAACCCGTAGTCCGGCGGCCAATCCGTTTCCTGCCCCCTGTACTTAGCTCTCTCTGCCCCTATCCCATGTGGGTAGCTAACAGGGTAAAGAGAGAGCAAAACAGGGTGAATTATGCGGAATTGCGCGACCTGGGTTATCACGCGTTTATTCTCGCGGGTGTGCTTCGGGAATAAGTGACAGTACATCTCGCTTGATGGTCTCTGGGTCTTCCCATACCATTGAACCATGACCGAGAACGTTGCACCCTCGACTGGTGACAGCGACCTGATGCCTGTGTCAGAGCGCTGTGTGATCAACGCCTCGCAAGCCATCCATCACCTTCGAAGCGGCCAAGACATTACCCCTCACGACCTGTCGTTCGAGAAGGGATCTCTCGATCACTGCGCCGTGGTAGATGTGGGTACGATCGTTGCGATCGTGAACACGTACCGCAAGGGGTTATCTTCCGCCGGGGTGGCGGCACACATAGGTGTCGATCCTGCTACCCTAGGGGAGTGGCTGGCCTGGGGCCGGGAGCCGGGCCGGGAACCATACCACACGTTGGCTGTACTGGCGACCATGGCATTGCGATCCGTAGAGGGTAGAGCAGTCGATGCATGGACAGGTGCGTTCGACAAGGATTGGAGAGCAGCACAGCAGTGGTTGCAAGCACGGTTCCCTCAGGACTACGCTACAGGCCGGGTGCAGGTCGAGCATACCGGCGTGGTACAGCACCAGGTGTCACTGGAGCCCCTGACCCCTGCCGATGCCAGAGAGGTGGCGTCCATCCTGTCCACCGTTGGTGCACTTGACGAGGAACCGTTGGATGTCGAGGTGATCGACGATGACGGGTGACCTGAGAGCGCACCCCGGCTGGTCGCCCACCCACGCGGCACGTGACCTCGCACCGGAAACGACGGGCACCTGGGGGGATCTGAGCACACCCGAGAACCAGACCAACACCTGCCCGGAATGCCAGCACCCAGCGGGAGACCACACGCGGACGGGGATGCTAGCGTTCTGCCACCGCTACGGTTGCGGATGCATCCTCCCACAGACGGCCACCGGGGTAGCATCCTCCGCCCTACCGATCCGGCGTCGCAGGAAGCGGCCTGTCATGCTGTCGCCGCTCGCTACCCCGGTGGTCTCACTTCCACCCTCAACATCACCACGTCAGGCCTACACCAACCCCACACCGTCGAAGGAGCGCAGCGCATGACCATGCCCGACGAACCCATGCCCGCAGAGACAACGACCAGCACCCCTGTGTTCAGCACTCCGACGATGAGCAACGACGAAACGCCGGACATGGACGGGGACGCGGACGACAACCTGCCGTTCGAGGGTGAACGGACCATTAGCCTGCCGTCAGCGCCGTAATGGGCGAGCTGGCCTCAACCCTCTTGGAGCTCCCGCAAGCCTCACCACAAGACGCGGAGGAGCACTACGTGGGTCGCACTCACGCTGATGCCGGGCGCACGTTGCCGCCTGAGGGAACGATGTGCGAATGCGTGGCCAACCACAACCCGCTGGTGCGCCCGGAGTCATTGCAGCCTTGGCCGCTGATTGGCGGACCGCTCTTGTGGGTGTGCCCCATCACGTTCATGAACACCCTGCTGCTCTTGGACGAGTACGAGGAGGAGCACGGCATGCCCCCGAGGGCAGTTACGTCCAAGTACAGCCTGTACACGCGGCAACTGGCGCAGGCTACCTGGCGCACGCTGGGCAGGCCGCCGAAGACCGTCCCGTTTGAGGACCTGTTCACCATGCCGCTCCCATCACCGAAGCGGCATTCAAGGCGGACTCCTGGAGGCACACCCTGATGTCCACGTCTCCCTACTCCATCGACGACATCGCACAGGTGTGTCACGAGGCCAACCGCGCGCTCCAGCACGTGCAGAACGACCCCACGATTCCAGTGTCACCGCCGTGGGCCGAGGTCGATGAGGAGACACGGGAGTCAGCGCGGGCGGGCGTGGAGAATGCCCTGGCGGGTGCAACCCCGGAGCAGTCGCACGAGGCGTGGTTACAGTTCAAGCTCGCCAATGGTTGGCAGCTGGGTCCGGTCAAGGACGAGGGTCTGAAGCAGCACCCGCTGCTGGTCCCGTACCACGCCCTGCCGGAGTCACAACAGGTCAAGGACGAGCTGTTCACCTCGATCGTGCGCATTTTGGGTAGTGCGCCTTGAGCGAGACCATCGAGCAGGAGATTGAGCGCCTTCGGCAGCTCATGACGCCACGCCTGACCAAGTACATCCCTAGCAAGCCCACTCCGAAGCAGGCAGCGTTCCTGCTACTGCCCCACCGTGAGGCGTTCTACGGCGGTGCCGCAGGCGGTGGCAAGTCCGAAGCCCTCCTCATGGGCGCCCTGCAGTACGTGGACCAGCCGGACTTCCACGCGCTACTCCTCCGGCGGACGTACTCCGACTTGTCCCTACCGGGAGCGCTCATGGACCGTGCGGAGTCATGGCTCCGGGGTACTGACGCGCGCTGGGTGGACAAGGACAAGACGTGGAAGTTCCCGAGCGGTGCAAGCCTGACCTTCGGGTACCTGGAGCACGAGGGCGACAAGTACCGGTACCAGTCCTCCGAGTTCCAGTACATCGGGTTCGACGAGCTGACGCAGTTCACCGAGACCATGTACACGTACCTCTTCAGCCGCCTGCGCCGGAAGTCGGAGAACGGCGTGCCTGGCCGCATGCGTGGTGCAGCGAACCCGGGTGGGCAAGGGCACCAGTGGGTGCACAACCGGTTCCTGGTCGAGGGACGCAAGAAGGGTCGCATCTTCGTCCCTGCGGGGTTGGTCGACAACCCACACCTCCAGCGCGAGGAGTACGAAGAGAACCTGCAGGAGCTCGACCCGGTCACGCGTGCACAGCTGCTCCACGGTGACTGGAACATCCGCGAGCAGGGGAACCTGTTCAAGCGTCAGTGGTTCAAGCTCGTGGACGAGCTCCCGAGGGGTGCAAAGCGTCTCCGGCTGGTCCGGTACTGGGACCTCGCTGCCACGGAGGAGAAGAAGGGCGAGGACCCTGACTACACCGCAGGCGTGAAGTTCAGCCTGTGCGAGGACGGGAACTACTACGTCGAGGACGTTGTCCGGTTCCGAGGCACCCCGGCAAAGAACGAGCAGGTGGTGCGCCTCACAGCCCTCCAGGACGGCAAGACGCTGTGTTCCATCTGGATGGAGCAGGAACCGGGCAGCGCAGGCGTGAACAACATCGACAACTACCGCCGCCACGTTCTCCGAGGGTGTGTCTTCCGTGGCGACAAGCCCACCGGTTCGAAGGTAGACCGTAGCCGCCCTGTGAGCGCCGCAGCGGAGAACCGCCTCATCCGAGTTGTCAAGGCGCCCTGGAACGACGCGTTCTTCGACGAGCTCGAAGCATTCCCAACGGACGGGGCACACAAGGACCAGGTGGATGCCCTCAGCGGAGCGTTCAGCAAGGTCGCGAAGCGGTCGCGCTTCTACGACGGTGTCCGCCGCAACGTCAACATCTGGTCGTAAGGAGCCCTCATGCCCGTCGATACCCAGTACGCCATCTCCGAGACCCTGTTCCAGGAGAACATCGAGCAGGACCACTACCGGTCCCTCCAGTTCGCGAAGGCCTGGGAGGCGTACGAGGGGAGACTCCCGAAGCCCCTGAAGGTGGAGGGAGCGTTCGACGACAACGTGCGCATCAACCCTGCACAGGGGGTTGTGGACGCTGGTGTGTCGTTCCTGTTCGGCGACGAGCAGGGCATCCAGTGGACGTACCAAGGCGACGATCCGACCAACCCTGAGGCAGCACCGTCTTGGTTGACTGCCCTGCGGCAGGCGTGGAAGGCCAACAAGCAGGACACGCTGCTCATGGGCGTCGGCATCAACGGCGGCGTGTGCGGGCACGTGTTCATCAAGCTCCTGCCACGCGGCGCAGGTCGAGACGGGTCGTTCCCGCAGCTGGTGAACCTCGACCCAGGCAACGTGCACGTGGACTGGAACCCGAACGATTGCACCCAAGCGTGGCGGTACACCATCACGTACACGACCGTGGACGAGACCGCTGAGCCGAAGCGCGCCCTGGCACGCCAGCAGGTGATCGACTCCGTCCGGGACGCGAACGACGTGATCCAGTCGTGGACCATCACCACGAACGAGCAGGACTTGACCGCCGGAGCACAGTCCCCGTGGCTACAGGTGGGCCCCACTGTGAAGTGGGACTACCGCTGGCCGCCGATCGCGGACTGCCAGAACCTCGTGGTGCCGAACCAGTACTGGGGCATGGCAGACCTTGAGGAACCCGTCGTCGACGTGATCTCGTCCCTCCAGTTCATGCTCAGCAACCTCAACAAGATCATCCGCATCCACGCCAACCCGAAGACGCACGCGAAGGGTCTTACGCCGGACCTCGTGTCCGAGATCCAGATCAGCCCGGACGGCGTCATCGCGTTGCCAGACCCGGAGGCAGAGCTCAAGAACCTCGAGATGCACTCCGACCTGTCTGCAGCACAGGGCGTGTACAACGGTGTACGAGCAGCGTTCGACGAGATGACCCAGACGCCGGAGATCGTGCGTGGGCAGACCAACGCTGCGAGTTCCCAGCTGAGCGGTGTCAACCTGTCGATCCTGTTCGCACCGCTGCTCAAGCGGACTGCCAAGAAGCGCCGCACGTACGGCGACATGCTCCTCGAGTTGAGCTTGCGCATCCTGGAGCTGATGAGCGAGGACTTCATGGAGGCGGAGAACCTGCTGCAGATCCAGTGGCCTGACGTCATGCCCGGCAGCGCGTTCCTGCAGCGGCAGTCGCTCCTGGTGGACAAGCAACTCGGTGCGAGCACCGACACGCTGCTCGCGAAGCTCGGGTACGACCCAGCGACGGAGAAGGGCAACAACATGGCCGACATGGAGTCCCTCGGCCAGCTCCAGGCGAACAACGTAGGCACGAACATGAACCGCAACCCAGCCGGCGCAGGCCAAGGATTGGGGACGGAAGGTGCAGCCACTCAGACCTCTTGACGTGCCCGCACAGCCCCCGCTGCGGCAGGTGCTGTTGGAGGCGTTCTGGGTCACCACGTACAGCGTCACCGTGACACTCGTCGTACGTGGTCCCGCGTGGATCAAAGAGGAGGTGTGCCATGCCCGTGACTACGCCGTTCGACGAGGACGGAGCACTCTGGCCGCGTAAGCAGACCATTGCGTTGGCACAGCAACTCGACGACGAGTACACGCGCGTGCTGCAAGAGGTGCGTGCAGCAGAGAGAGCCTTGGACGCAGAGATCGCAGCGCGCAGAGCCGCTGGAGAGCCGATCACGGACGACTGGCTCCTCAAGAACGCCCGGTACCGAACCCTCGCGGCGCAACTGGAGCGGGAGATCGCAGACCTCGGGCCGGTGCTGTCCGCACGCACGCAGGCTGAGGCCCGGGACGCGGTGGAGGAAGCCATTGCGGTAGCACAAGACCTGACGCGAATCGGCCTGGCAGCGGATGCCGGAGACCCAGCTACCGCTGTGAACAACCTCTGGGTCCGGGTACCTACCGCGGAGATTGAGTCCGTCATCCAACATCCCCTAGGAAAGTCCGCGGTTCAAACGCTGTATACGCGGTTAGGATCTCAGGCCGGCATAAATCTGCAGACCCAACTGACCCGGGCGCTAGTCCTAGGGTGGGATCCCGCAACAACCGCAAGAGCCATCCAGCAAGCGCTCGGTTTCGTGCAGTCGAAGGCCCTGACAATCGCCCGTTCCGAACTACTCCGGGCCTACCGGACCGCTACCCTCGAGTCGTACAAGGCGAACTCCAGTTTGGTCACTGGGTGGATCTGGCACGCTGACCTGAGTGGGAGGACGTGCATTGCCTGCATCGCGATGAACGGCACTCGCCACCCGCTGACCGAGCAACTCGTGGGTCACCCCAACTGTCGCTGCGCCATGGTCCCGGATACGGTCTCGTGGGCCTCGATCGACCCGAGTCTGTCTTCCCTGGACGGGGACAAGCCCACTGTGCCAGACGGTGACGCGTCTTGGGCCGCTCTCACGACTGACGAGCAGCTGGCCTCGCTCCCACAGCAGTACGTGAACCGGATCGCGTCGGGTGAACTGTCGGTGTCGGACTTCGTCCAGATGCACGACATCCCCGGGTACGGTCCCGTGTACCTCCCCAAGCCGCTTTCGCAGATCGGAGGGTGACATGCCGACGCCCTGTTTCTGGATGGACCACACCGACACCGGAGAGGTTGCGCTACGACGCTACCACTCGCAGAAGGAGTCCGCGGGTTGGACGTGCGAAGCTGGGTGGCACAACGCGTTCGTGTTCATCAACGAGCGGGTGCCGTACACTCTTGCGGAGCACCACGACGACTCGGGCAACACGTGGTGGGCTTACCCGCTGGCCACAAGCGTGTTCCCGGAACTTGCGCACGACGACTCTCGCTGGCCGACAGAATGCCAGAAGGGTTGCGGCTACCGATTCACCGACGACGACCAGTGGCAGGTCTGGATCAGTGAGGTGATGCGTCGTGCTGACAACGGCGAGGAGCGCGTCCTGCACGGGAGTCACATCCCGCCGTCGATCCCGACCGCTGAGCCTGGTGGGTTGTGGAACGCCCTGTGGCAGCGCGGCGGTTGGACCAACCCCTCGAAGCCCGACGACGGCATCTGGCTGATGGCACGCTGTCCCAGCATCAGCGGTGGCTACGGCAACGACTGGGGCGTTGACCAGCGCGCGTCTAGCGGCGGTTACTGGGCACGTACCGGCGACCCGCGCAACCCGCCGAGTCTCACCGTCAGCCCGTCCATCCAGACCGGTGACTACCATGGCTTCCTGCAGAACGGCGTCTTCACCGACCACGTGGGGTGATGCACATGCAGAGCAACCTCGACACGCAGTTCGTGCACATGACGTGCGACATCCACTGCGGGTGCCTGCCGGCTGTGTGGATCGAACCGAACCCAGCGGGCACCGGGATCGTGATGCACCTGTACCACGACGCGACCGTCGCTCGGGTGCTGCGGTCCGAAGACGGTCACCCCTGAAGCTCCGCTAGGGGTACGAGGGCGGCTACCTCTTCGATCGTGCGGACGGTCGCGATGAGGTAGCCCCACTCGTACACGTTGAAGCACGCTCCCTCAAGTGCCTGGGCGCATGCTTCAGCACCGCCCACTAGTGCGTACACCGCTGCCTTGACGCGCCAGCGCCCGTCCGCGGATCTCATCGGTGTGAGTCCCGCCACTCCTGCAGCTGCCGCAGGCCTTCGATCTCCGCCTTGTTGAGCGGGCGGTGACCGATCCGGTTCACCTTGAACGGCTCACCGAACTCCCGCAGCGGCCATTCCATCGACGGCGTACCCTCGAAGAACTCGACCCGCGTTTCACCTGTCGGACGACCTTCCCACATGGCCGGCTCGATCACCTTCACCCGAGCGGTGTACGTGTCCCACTGCTGCGTCTTCGCTCCCGGCGGGAAGGTGCACACCGAGTACTCGACGATGTCCCCGACCCGCAGCTTGTCCACTGTCACCAATGCCATCAGAACTCCCCTCGATTCATCGCCTCGATGACCTCCATCTGGCGTTCGTGCTCGTACCCCTCTGGGTCCCACCTGCTGCCGGCGTCCTCCAACCAGCGCTCGTAACCCTGCTCCGCAGCCACCTCTGCCATCGCGTCGAGGTACTCACCGTACTCCTCGGCGGGGATGGTCACACCCATCCCGTCCCACACGATCGGCTCTGGCGTGTTCCGCATTGTCATCTCCCTCAGCTAGCTTCCGGCCAGCGGACCTTGATCCGACGTGCGACCAACGAGTGTCGCACCTGGGCCGCGATGGACTGCAACGCCCAAGTCTTCCTCGCGGGCGATTCGCACATCCAACGTGCGGTATCCACGAAGTACCCTCCCTCGGCGTTTGCCATTGCCTCGACTGTCTCGGCAACGGCTACCTCGATCTCGTCCCGGGTGTAGTACTTCGCGCGCAACGTGCGTGCGATGTAGTTCCCCATCGTCTCGACCGCGTCCTGCTTGTCCATCGTTCGTCCCCTTTGGGTCTGCGCCTGTTGTCCTTCTTACTTAAAGTATATGATGGTCGAGGGCAGCAATCAAGGGGTTCTGAGAAATTGCCGGCAGGAATTTTCCGACGATGGGAATCCCCACCCGCCTGGGTCTTCCAGCGACAACGGGCAACCACCCTGTGCACACGCAACGCCTCGTCGGGCGGATCCGTCGGGGTGAAAACGGCTATACTGGAGGATACGCATCGAATTGTCCCGCGAACCGGTGAGGTGTGCTACTTATGTTGCCCTTCGGAAAAAGTGCCGCTACTCCGATCCCAGGGGCGGGTGGGAATAGCACGGTAGATTCGGTTAGTGGACTCGAGGGATCCCACATACACTAACTAGTGAGGAGGTGGTGCAGAATGGCGCAGGACGCCAACACCACAGCACAGGGCCAGGTGCCCACCAAGGCGATGCTCGACTGGATCCAGCAGCGACTGGCCGTCAACCGGATCCTCTTCGGTGACGCGACCATGACGCTACCCGACCCACCGAGCGACCCTCCCCAGCCGCCGGCTCCAGCGGACCCTCCCGCTCCGCCACAGCCCCCGGCGCCAGAACCGCCCGCTCCGTCGGATCCAGGGCAGGACCCGAAGACCTTCGACGCGGCGTACGTTCAGCAGCTCCGTCAGGAAGCTGCCGCTCATCGAGTCAAGGCGAACGAGCTCCAGACGGAGCGAGACGCCCTGGCGGCCAAGGTCAAGGAGTTCGAGGACGCGAACCTCACGGACAAGCAGCGCCTGGAGCAACAGGTTCAGGAGCTGACGACCTCCGGAGCGACGCTGACGCAGCGGGCGCAGGACGCCTTCTTGCGGGCAGCGATCGCCGAAGGGTCGATCCGGACAGGTTGCGTCGATCCTGGAGCCGCTCTCGCCATCATCAAGACCGATCCGGCCTGGTGCCAGAAGGTCGTGTGGGATGGTGACAGCGTCACCAACATCGACGTGGTCCTCACCGAGCTGCTGGAGCAGAAGGCGTACCTCAAGGGCGCCCCTGCGCCAACGCCACCTCCAGACCCAGGCGGCCCGACGAACGGTGCGCGGCCCGACGGAGGTGCAGCGTTGACTCGTGACGACATCAAGAAGATGACGCCGCAGCAGATCAACGAGCGTTGGCCAGAAGTCCAGAAGGTCCTCGCCGGGCCATGACTCGAAGGAGCTGAGCAGCCGCAATGGCACTCGACAACTTCATCCCGGAGGTGTGGTCCGCGCGCCTCCTGGTGAACCTCTACAAGTCGATGGTGTTCGTGAACCTCGCGAACCGCGACTATGAGGGTGACATCCAGCAGGCCGGTGACACGGTCCGCATCACCTCGATCGGTGCAGTCACCGTCGGTGACTACACCAAGAACACCAACATCGGGTCGCCGCAGGTCCTCACGGACGCGCAGGCAACCCTTACCATCTCGCAGCAGAAGTTCTTCAACTTCCAGATCGACGACGTCGACGCTGCGCAGAGCAACATCCGCGTCATGGACGGCGCCATGGTGGAGGCTGCGTACGCACTCGCGAACGTGGCCGACGCCTATGTCGCGGGCATGTACGCGGACGCCGGGTCGACCGTAGCGTCGGACGCTGCGCCGGCGACGCTGAACACGTCCGGGACCACAGGTACCAGCGCTTACGAGCGTCTGGTCGACCTGTCGGTCGTGCTCGACGACAACAACGTGCCCGAGGACGGCCGCTGGGTCGTCGTTCCCCCGTGGGTCGAGGGGCTTCTGCTGAAGGACGCGCGGTTCGTGTCCTTCGGCACGCCCCAGAACCTCGACAACCTGCAGCGGGGCCGGATCGGGCAGGTGTCCGGGTTCACGGTGTACAAGAGCAATAACCTCGTGCACAACGTGAACGGGTCGAGCCAGGACGTGTACAACATCATGGCCGGGCACTCGATGGCCATCTCGTACGCCGACCAGATCAACAAGGTCGTCGCGTACCGGCCGGAGCAGCGCTTCGCCGACGCGGTCAAGGGCTTGCACCTCTACGGTGCGAAGGTCGTTCGGCCGCAGGCCCTGGCTGTCCTCAAGGGCAGCACGACCTGAGTGAGCGGGGTGGGCGTGGACCGGTAGCTACGCCCACCCGCTGACTCTGACCCCGTTCGACAAACTTCGATCCCTCTGGAGGGAAAGCAACCATGGCACGTACCGCCATCGCGGTCACGGATCTGCCGTTCGACGGCGGCGTGGCCGAGCCGGCCGGGACCAACGCGGACCCGACCAACGGCATGTTCCTCGACGCGGGTGGTGTCGACGACCGCGCACTACTGGTCGCGCACAACACTG